GAATGGCCGTGACATTGAACGAGGCGGACCCTTGCGGGACCGCCGCGGCGCTCAGGCAGGCCTATGCCAATCTGATCTCGGGCGGCACGGCGCAGGCGGTGTCCTTCAGCGGCGGCCCGAACGGGACGCAGCGGAGCGTCACTTACACGCCGGGGCACCCGGAGAAGCTGGCAGCGCTGGTGAGAGATTGGGAGGCGAAGTGCGCGGGCAAGTCCCGCCGGTTCTGCCTTCGATCGGGAGGGAGTTTCTGATGGCAGACGATCAGATCAGGCCGGCGCAGCCCGGCAACATGCTGATGCACATTGCCGACCGGGTGCTGGGGCGTCCCCTGCTGATGCACCCGGGCAAGGTTGAGGTGCTGCTGCACGTCTTGGAGGGGCGGATCCCGCTCGGGGACGCAACGCTTGCGCCGCTCTCGCCCGACGCCAGCCGGTTCCTCGGCAGCGCCAGCGCATCCGGGACATTCCGGGTCGACGGCGGGGTGGCTATCGTTCCCGCGATCGGCAGCCTCGTGAACCGCGGCGCATGGCTGGGGGCGAGTTCCGGGCTGACCTCCTACGAGGGTCTGGCGAAGCAGCTACGCGATGCGCGCGTTGATCGGACGGTTCACGCCGGGATCATGGATATCGACAGCCCCGGCGGCGAGGCCACGGGAATGTTCGCCATGGCTCAGGCAGTCCGCGAGTTCGCCGCCGAGAAGCCGATTATCGCGGTGGTGAACGACCTCGCCGCCTCGGCCGCCTACGGGATCGCGTCGCAGGCCACCGAGATCGTGGTTTCTCCCACCTCGATCGTCGGCAGCATCGGCGTGGTGCTGACCCACCTCGACCGCTCCGCCGAACTGGCGGCGAGAGGCATCAGGCCGACCCTGATCCATGCCGGCGCGCACAAGGTGGACGGCAACCCTTTCGGCCCCCTCAGCGACGCCGTCAGGGCCGACCTGCAGGCCGAGGTCGGGAAGTTCTACGACCAGTTCGTGAGCCTTGTCGCGCAGGGGCGCGGGGACCGGCTCAACGAGCAGAACGCCCGCGCCACTGAGGCGCGGACGTTCATCGGTCAGGAGGCCATCGACCGTGGCCTGGCTGACCGCATGGCCTCTTTCGAGGCGGTCCTCGCGTCCCTGCAATCTCAGCAACCGCGCTCTGGGCGCACCACAACGAGAGGAGACCGGCGGATGACCGGCGAAAACACGATCACTCAGGAGGCGCACACCGCCGCCGTGACTGCCGCCCGCGCCGAAGGGCATGCGGCCGGCCTGACCGAGGGCAAGAAGCTCGGCTCCACCGAGGCGACCGCCCGCATCGGCGCGATCCTCGACAGCGCCGAGGCCAAGGGTAACCCGGCACTCGCGGCGCACTTCGCGTTCAAGACCGACATGTCGGCCGAGGCTGCGACGGAGGCCCTGAAGGCCGCCGGCCCCGCCGCTCCCGCCGCCGCGCCGCCCAAGGGCAACACGATCGAGCAGCGGTCGCAGGGCGCGAACGAGTTCGGCGCGCCGCCCCAGGGCTCGCACCGCCCCTCCTCGGCTGCCGTGGACGACATCTGGAAGAAGGCCGCCGCCGACGCGAACCGCAGCATCGGCGCGGCGTAATCCCACCCATCACAGGAGCAGAAAAACATGACCGTCTTCACCGAAGGCAAGCACGCCTGCGAAGGCCTGATGAGCGAGGCCCCGGGCCAGCGCAGCCGTGAGGCCATCGTGATCGCGTCGGGCGCTGGCATCATCGCGCCGATGACCATCCTCGGCAAAAAGCTCTATGGCGCCATCACGGCGACCGCCGGGGCCTCGCCCGCCGGCAAGGGCGCCCTCACGCTGGCCGATCCGGCCTATGGGGCCGGCGTCAAGGCCGGCGTCTACCAGGTCGTGATCTTGGAGCCCGCGGCCAACGCCGGGGCGTTCGCGGTCGAGGATCCGTCGGGCGTCATCGTCGGCAACGGCACCGTCGGCGTCGCCTTCGATGGCGAGCTGAAGTTCACCCTTGCCGACGGGGGCACCGACTTCGCGGCGGGTGACCGGATCGCCGTCACGGTGGCTGTGGCCGCGGGCTCCGGGGAATATGTCCCCTCGGACATCACCGCCACCGACGGCTCGCAGATCGCCGCCGCGGTCAATCTCTACGGCTGCGATGCGACCAGCGTCGCCTGCGCTGTCTCGGCGATCCTCCGGGATGCCGAGATCAACGGCAACTATCTGACCTACCACACCAGTCGCGACCAGGCCGGCGAGAAGGCCGCCGCCCGTCTCGATCTGGCTGCGGCCGGCATCATCGTCCGCTGATCGCGGCAGGAAAAAGGAAGCGAAAGAGATGTTCGACATCTTCGAAAACGACGCCTTCAGCATCACCCGCCTGACGCTGGCGATGCGCGAAATCAAGTATGTGCCGTCGCGCGTCGGCCAGCTCGGGCTGTTCATGCCCGACAGCATCGACACGCTCGACTTCGCGATCGAGAAGCAGAGCGACGGCGACCTGGTGCTGGTCGCCTCCTCGCCGCGCGGCGGCCCCGGCCAGACCATCGGCGGCGACAACCGCTCGCTGCGCAAGCTGCGCGTCCCGCACTTCCAGCGCGACGACGCCGTGAACGCGGACGAGGTGCAGCAGGTCCGCGCCTTCGCCTCGGAGGTGCAGGTCGAAACGCTCGCCGGCAAGATCGCCAGCAAGGCAGCGCGGCACAGCCAGCACTTCGCGCTGACCGAGGAGTACCACCGGCTGAACGTCATCAAGACCGGCCGCCTGCTCGATGCCGACGGCTCGGTGCTCTACGACTACTTCACCGAGATGGGGGAGACGCAGCAGGCGGAGATCGACTTCGACCTGGACAACGCCACCCCGACGGATGGTGCTCTCCGGAAGAAGTGCGCCGGCGTTGTCCGGCAGATGGGCGAGATCCTGGACGGCCTGCCGTTCACCGGGATCCACGCTCTCTGCGGCAACGCTTTCTTTGACGACCTGATCGCCCATCCCGAGGTTCGCGAGACCTACAAGGGCTATGAGGCCGCTTCCACGCTGCGCACCGCCTACATCAGCGGCAACGGGCAGGTGTCGAGCTACGGTTCGTTCGAGTTCGGCGGGATCACCTTCGAGAACTACCGCGGCGGCGGCACCATCGGCGTCGACAGCGACAAGTGCCACATCTTCCCGCTGGGCGTGCCGGACCTGTTCAAGACCGCCTATGCGCCGGCCGACTACATGGAAACGGTCAACACCATGGGTCAGCGCCTCTATGCGAAGCAGTACCCGTCGCCGAACGGGAAGCGGCAGAACCTGGAGTTCCAGATGAACGCCATTCACTACTGCTCGCGCCCGCGCGTGCTGATCCCCGGCAAGCGCACCTGACGCCTCGGCGTCATCGGCACCTGACCGCGCCCCGCCTTGTGCGGGGCGTGGTCGTTTCTGGACAAGGATCGTCTCCATGCCATCGTTTTTCGATGCCCTCGACGCGGACCTTTCCGCGGCTGTCGACGCCACCTTCGGCGAGGCGGCCACCATCATCCCGCGCGTCTCGGCGCAGTACGTCGCGCCGTCGGCGGACAGCAGCCGTCCGCAGCAGACGGTGCGCGGGGTGTTCACCCTCGCCCCGATGTCGGAGCCAATTCAGGGGCAGGTCCGGGGGGCGGAGTTCTCCGGCACGACGCGGTTCCTGAGCGGGGCCAGCGAGTTCTGGCTCGCCCGGGCCGAGGTCGCCTCTCTCGGCTACAAGATCCGGCCCGGCGACGCGATCCGGCTGGATAGCCGGGCTGGCGCGCCGGTCTACACCATCGCCGCGCCGCACCAGACCGACACCGGCGACCTCAACTTGATCCTGGTGACCGAATGAGCCTGACCCGCCTTGCCATGCGCCTCGCCGCGGCCCGCGCCCTGCGCGGGGCCACGCTTGCCGAGGATCGCGTTTTTGACAGCGCCATCACCCCGCTCGACACAATGGTGGAAGGGATGCGCGCGCCCATCCTGGTGATCTTCACCGACGACCACCGATCCGACCCGGAGGGGAGGGATCTGCAGATCGCGCCGCAGGGCTGCGACATGGTGGTGGAGATGGCGATCGCCGATTGCGTCCCCGTCCCGCAGGCCGGCGACACCGAGATTGTGATCCCCGGCACCGACGAGGGAATGGAGCTTTCGCTCGACATGATCGAGCACCAGGTGGTGCGGACGCTGACCGGCCAGAGCGGGCCTTGGGCCGACGCCTGGCGGCGGCTGGTGCCGAGCGTGACCCGCACCCGGTCGAGGCGCGGCGCGTCGGCGGAGAATGGCACCCGGTTCGCGGCGCGCCAGTTGACGCTGACCTGCGACATGGTGGCGACGCCTGCCCGCGGCGGGCCGATCATCGCCGGGTCGTCCTGGGACGTGTTGCTGGGCCTGATGGCGACGGATGCCGCCCTTGCGCCGATCGGGGCGATGCTGCGCGCCGAGATCGAGGGCGAGCCCATGTCCGACTGGCGCCGGGCGGCGGAACAGCTCGGCATCAACCTCGACACGGCCGACGCGATCGGCCTCGGGCCGATGGACGACATCGTGGGCGATGTCGATCACATGCCGGTTTGGACCGACCCGGATGGCGCGGTGCTGACCGACGAAGGCGGAAACGTCCTCGCCTCGGATATGGCGCTGCTGACCGAGGCAGACCTGTCGGAGGGGGTGCTAGATGCGGGCTCTGATTGATCTGGTCGCGCGCGTCGCCGAGATCGAGCGCCGGCTTTCGGCGATGATGCGGCACGGGACGGTTGCCCAGATCAACCCGGCGACGCAGACGGTCCGGCTGCGCTTCGGCGACAGCGACGGGGGTGGCGACTTCCTGAGCCCGCCGGTTCCCTACTCCCAGGCTGCTGGCGCGCTGAAGGTCCACAGCCCGCCGACCGTCGGGCAGCAGATGACGATCATGGCCCCGGGTGGCGACCTCGCGCAGGGCGTGGCGATGCCGATGGGGTTTAGCGACGCGAACCCGGCGCCGTCCTCGGCCGGCGATCGGAACGTCATCACCTTCGGGGCGGTCACCCTGACCCTGCGCAGCGACGGGCTGACCGCCGCTGTCGGCGGCGTCACGCTGGATCTCAGCGCCGGCGGGCTGGCAATCACCGGCGGCGCGGTCACGCACAACGGCACGAACATCGGCTCGAGCCATGTCCATGGCGGCATCACGCCCGGGCCGTCCGACACCGATCCCCCCCACTGAAGGAGGCAAGACCATGCCCAAGTATGCGATCACCGAAAAGGCCGGGCGCTTTGTCGCCGGCCACACGAACAACGGCATCGGGACGGAGCTCGATCTGACCGAACGCGCGGCGGCCTACGAGGTCGCCCTTGGCACCCTGGTGCTGGTCGGCGGGGCCAAGCCGCAGCCGGCGCAGGAGACGGCCCCGGAGGCCGCTGCGCCCCCGCCTGAAGCGCCTGCGGCCGAGCCTG